TCGCTGATTGCCCCTACATATTATAATATAAATTGACTTACGTCAATCTGTATTAACAGGTTCTACTTCTGGCTTCTGTAGTTCTGTCTGTGGTACTGGCTGAGTAGTAGGTAGCACCATTTGATGCTTCTCCCACATAGCTGTATCACTGTTCCAATAAGTCAATGCTTCTTTGGCCTTCCTCAATTCATATAATAATTCTTGAGTAGGCTCTCCATGATTCTCAATCAAAGCAAGACAGTTAATAAGTTTCTTACGAAATGTCCTCTTCCATTTAAGTTCATGGGAAGTATCAATTATTGGTTTGTCATCTGTGGTAGGCGTGTTGCCTTCTACATTGTGTAACATATGTGTTCCTTCCTTTAAAGTAATTATAAGTTACAACAAATATTTATATAAGTCAAATAAAAAACCCCCTGTATTTCTACAAGGGGTTATCTTTATAACTTAGAGGGAGATAAAGTCGGTTATCTTTTTTTTCTTTTTAAGATATATTTTAAAAGTTTCTCAGCTTTAACAAAGTGAGCAACCCTAGGTGATACAAAGATATCACCCTTAAATTTTGGTCTAGTTTCACATCGAGCTTGCCAGAACTTATCTCTTTGCCTAGCTCTTTCTTCTCTTTTTTCTAAGCCAATATAAGTTTTACTCAATGGCATATGTACATACACACGAAATAAAGATAGGTGTACATAGTTTGTATCAAGCCATTTAGTAAATTGTTTCATGGCGTTTATTTTTAATAATCTTGTATTCATAAAACATAAATACTATAATTTTTTTAATTGGTCAATCGGTTTATTAAAGAATATGCTTATCTGTTTTTTAACAGTATCAACCCCTAATTCTTCTGTATTCTTTTGAAGTGTTGCTTGAGTTTCAGCTGATAGGTTTGTTTGTATTTTACTACGTTGTAGTTCTCTCCCACGATTAACTGATTGAACATGTGATATTTCATTATTAGTTTGATCTGGCATTCTGTTCCTTTCTGTTATATTTACATAGTACAAAAAAAAAGCCCCTGCGTCAAATCTGACACAAGGGCTTTCGGTACATTATAACTACCTCACTTTACTATGGTTTATACTGCAACGAAACTTATTAATACGCCAAGCACAACCCATAATAAAGATACATACATTATTGCTTTCATATTTTCTACTCCGTTGTTATAAAAAATACTATAACTAAATAGAAAATATGTCAATTACAATTTAATGATCTGTAAGATTAGATATGAATAAATAAATACGTTTAAAATTATCAGTGATAGTTGAATTGTAGTCATGAGTTTAAGATTGTTATTGTTAAAAAGATTATTTCAATTATTATTATTGCTTCAATCACAGTACACCTAATAAAGTTAAACCAATAATTGAAACTAATATTAAAAATATATTAAAGACTAATAATTCATTACTCATTAAAGCCCCCTAAATCTTTTAACTCTTCTAAGTCCGCCCCGTCATCACTTAAATCATCACGGCTAAAGCCTAAGTAGTCTAAGAAATCATCTTCTTTTTGTTTGGTACTAATAGCTTGTTCTTTTTTTGTAGGTAGTTTTATTTCTTTTTTTTCTGTTTCGTTGCTCATGTTTTATATTCTCTTTTTAAATTGGTTAATAACTCATTACTATATGTAAAAATTGCATAGGTCAAATAAGTGTTGATTTTATTCGTTAATACATAAAAGCTATATTTTACGGGGGTTATTTAAGCATAATCAAATGAGTTGATTATTGTTAAAAACCCTAGGTTTTATAAGGGTTATTTAAAAAAACGAATAAAACTGATAATTAAATTTGACTTGTATGTATAAATCTATATAAATTTATTATGATTAAAAATAAAAAAACAAATACAGAAAGTGAGAATAAAATGTTAGATAAACAATTAAACACAATGCTAACAAGTATAGGAAACAACACTATACAAAATGAAGTTACATCAATGGGTATAGTTCAAAGAAATAATGAATTATTTCAAGCGGGTAACTTTAAATATAATAATGATAGTATATATTCTATGTTAGGTATTAAAGCCCCTAATCAAATCTTAACTGAAACACGGGGTTTTGATAGTGTTGATAGAATAAATAGTGAAAGAAAAAGATTAGTTGATAGAATTATTTTACCTTTAGCTAATTTTAAAAATCTAGTTGAAAGTGACAAAGAGAAAGCAACTAAACTTGATAAGAAAAAAACTAAAGAAAAAAACAAAGCTAAACCAGAACCAGATCACACAATTAAAAAGTCTAATGACAAAATAATTGCTAATGCGATAAGAACAACAGCTAATAGAGTTTTGTATCCGTCTTTATTTATAATGACCTTAGACAAATCTAATTATAAATTTGATAAAAAGGTTGTAAGAATAAATTTGTTTTGTTTAAAAAATGAAATTGTTAAATCAATTTTTGGTTTAGATAATGACAATCTAAAGAAAGCAAACCCAGACGGGAAAGTTTATTTTGTTGATTGTAATTTTAGCTTATTGGATAAATTATCTCAAAAATATATGTTTAATATTTCTATTGATCGAAGCATTACAAGTAATGAAGAGGCTGAAGATCTTGAAGATGTAACAGATGAAGCAACAAGCGGTGAATACACACCAGAAAAAGCTGAGAAGATGATGAAATCTATATGCTCTCAATTAACTTATCTTGATGATAATAACGGGCTAGATCAAATTCTTAAAGTTGAAAACCATATAAGAACTTTAACTAATTATGGCGTGACGCTTGAAGAGATAGTTGAAACCGCTAGAAAACAAAGCAAGGGCGGAATTGTCAAAGACCTTTACGGCTCATGGGTTGTAGAAAATGCAACAAGTGTTGAATTAAAAGGAAATACAATTGATGAATTAAAAGGCTCTTTTAATAAACAATTTAAGATTGCCGTTTAATTACTAATAATAAGCACCAATTAACCCCCTTAACTGGGGGTTTTTTGTGCCTTTTTTGTGCCTTACAATTTTTTTATAAATAAGAATTAATAACTAACAAAAGGAATAAAAAAATGAGCATATCAAAAAAACATTTTAACAAAATAGCATCATTAATTAATAGAAATTTAATTAGTGGTGAGGGTACAATAAACGATAAATTAATTGTTGATCTAGGTTTATATTTTGCAAACGAGAATAAAAACTTTAATTCAACAAAATGGTGTACGGCTTGTTACAATGTTAAAATTAATGATAGTAAAACAAATGAAATGAAAGGGGGTCAATAATATGAATAAAAAAGAAATAATAAAACAAGGTATTGAATTATATAATAAGCATTATCAAAACGATAAGCACACAACTAAAAAAGAAAAAACAGCGTTTGTAAATTTCTTTATTGATTTACATAATTTACAAAATAAAAAATTTAATGATCTTATTGATGCCCATAGATTATTAAAAGCTGAAAACCAATTTCACAAAGATTGTGCTGATCAATATAAAAAGTCAGCAAGGGTATTACAAAGCAAAGTTAATACTTATGAAGCTGACATTGATAAACAACATAAGGAAAGCAAAGAAGCAATTAGTTTAATTCAGCAATCAATAAACGATACAATAATTAATTAAGTTACCCTCTCAAAGCCCCTCAGCTAATCACTGGGGGGTTTTTTTTTATCCCCAGTATAAAATCAAAGTAGTTACCAAGGGTGTTTATAGTTACAAAATTTTACACTACCTTAAACAATTCTAAGCGGTAACCAAAAGCAACCAAGGGTAAACCCTAGGGCAATCCAAAACTTGACACATAAAAAAACCAAGGAACACCAAGGGGTATGCAAGTGCCACACCCCCTCCCACTATATGTATATACCCAGTCACCAGAAAATCCCCAGGATCCATGTAAACCACCTTGGGGCCATATTTCAGGGCTAAATATTCCGACAATATTACTAGGAATACCCTAGGGGGTAGCTATAAATTTACCTATGATATAGATGTTAGACCCCCTGGAGGTTCCTAATAACATTATACACCCCATCTTCAATTTTGTCTATGACTATAGTGTCGCAGACATAATTATTTTTAAAAAGTACTTGACAAAATTGGTAATCACCACTATAATAGGTACTATATATTATTCAAAGGACACACATACACGCATATAACACTAAGTTAACAAGGGTCATCACGAATAATTATAAAATTATGCTAGATCTAGACATAAACAAAGTAAAACAACTTCCTTTCAAGGAAATAATGGAGCTAATAAACGCAAATAATGGATTCTTCTATAACAAAAACTCAAAAGAGAAACTTAACAGATATGCAGGAGAAGTTCCTAGACGTACTTTTCACAGAAGCACAAGGAAATCCACGAGAGGCAGCAAGGATAGCAGGGTATTCAGACCATAGCTATCCGAAAGTTGTAAGGAATTTGAAAAAAGAGATTACAGAGCTGGCGGAAACCCACTTATCAACGCACTCTGCGAAAGCTGCTACTAGGTTAACAGCCTTACTAGACGAAGACGGCACTACACCACAGGCAGGTATTCGTCTAGCAGCAGCGAACTCACTATTAGACAGAGTTGGTATTGTTAAAAAAGATCAATTAGATATTAACATGAAAGCTCTGCACGGAATATTTATATTACCACCTAAAGATGGAACAGATAAAGATAAAAAAGAGAGCTAGAACTATACCATTTGGTTTTAAGCAATCTGAAGATCCAGAATACCTGGAACCAATCAAAGAAGAATTAGATGCTCTTAGTCAAGCAAGAGAATATTCAAAGACTTGTTCATTAAGAGAGACAGCATCTTGGCTACATAGAAAAACAGGAAGATACATATCACATGTCGGACTTAGAAAAAGACTTGCAAGAAATAACACCACCGAAACCGAAGAAAGTAGTTCAACAGAAAGCCAAGAAGTCAGTTAAACAGATACTAGCTCGTAGTCGTAAGAAAGTAGCTAAAGCAGAACAAACTCTACGTTCTGCAAAGATGTCAGCAGAAAATACCAAGAAGAAGTTGTTAACTATTGATAAAGCTCTAACTGGTAAAGAGACACAGGTACTTACAGAAGACATAATCGAGAGTGCTCCAAAGAATGTTAAAGAGCACATAGGACAGCAGGATGTAATCTTTAAGCCTAATTCAGGCCCACAGACACAATTTCTTGCAGCTTCAGAAAGAGAAGTGTTTTATGGTGGAGCAAGAGGCGGTGGTAAATCATATGCGATGCTAGTTGATCCGCTTCGTTATTGCTCTTACGCTAATCACAGAGCACTCCTAGTGAGGAGGACTATGCCTGAGTTAAGAGACTTAATTCAAAAGTCTCAGCTATTATACTCAAAGGCATTTCCTAATGCAAAATGGAGAGAACAAGAAAAAGAGTGGCGATTCCCATCAGGGGCAAAGATAGAGTTTGGTTACGCAGAGAACATGACAGACGTATTACGTTACCAAGGTCAATCATACACATGGATAGGAATAGACGAACTTCCACAATATCCTTCGCCAGATATATATAATTTTCTCAGATCTTCTCTTAGATCAGTAGATAAAGATATACCTGTATATTTAAGAGCAACAGGTAATCCAGGGAATGTTGGTTCCCAATGGGTTCGAGAAATGTTTGTTGAACCTGCAGAACCAAATACAGCTTTTAATGTAGGGATAGATACACCCAACGGAAAGAAGTATATAACTAGAAGATTTATTCCAGCTAAGTTACAAGATAATCCTTATCTAATGCAAACAGATGATTACTATATCATGCTTGCATCTTTACCTGAAGTACAACGTAAACAGTTTTTAGATGGAGATTGGGATGCATATGAGGATTCAGCTTTTCCAGAATTTAGTAAAACAACCCAT